TGGATATAATAGTCAAGGAGTAAAAACAGTATCTTCAGCTGCACCAACAGGCGGAGTCAATGGTGACATCTGGTATAGGATCTAAAGATCAATGTCAATTTATGTTAAAGATTCTAGTACATGGTCACTCGCTAGTAACGTCTATGTAAATAACGGCGGAACTTGGATTGAACCGCAAGAAGTCTATGTCAACAACAGCGGAACATGGACACTGCTACATAAAGTAGTATATATAAATTCTAATCAAACTAATTTAAATTTATACTCCTATGCAGGTAGTCCAAGCTCATCTTTGAGACTATTAGCTATAATAAATTCTGGAGTAACAATTAATTCTGCATCAACAGCTAGTGCATCATTATCTATTACTGGATTTTCAGCAGGATCGCAGGTTAAACTAGTAAATTATGGCACAATTAAGGGTGCAGGTGGTAATGGTGGTGCAGGTGCAGATTATGGAGGTAGTGCTGGTGCGGGTGGTAATGGTGGAACCGCAGTATCTGTAGGATCAATTTCTGGTGGTAATGTTGTAATTGAAAATAATGGAACATTCGCAGGTGGCGGTGGTGGTGCTGGTGGCGGCGGATATAGTTCTACGTCGAGTACCTGTTTTCCAGCTGGAACATTAGTAAATACACCGAATGGATTAACGGCTATAGAAACTCTGAATATAGGCGACCTAGTGTTTGGATTTGATATTGGTGAACAGGCTGATTATTCAGCAGAATTAGTGGCTAAACCCGTTACACAGGTATTTAAACACAGTTGGTTAGAAGCAGATGAACACAGTAAATTATTAGTCATTACACATTCAACAGGAACACTGATAATCACAGGGAATCACGAAGTATTAACATCAAGTCGTGCAGCTACAGGACCGTATGAACATTTTGTACGAGCAGAACATTTACAAGCGGGTGATATTATTTATAATGCTAAAGGATTTGCATCAACAATCGAAGAGATTAACTTAGGTGCAGAATACGATTATGCCTATAACATTGAAGTTGCAGATGTACATACATATATAGCCAATGATATTCGTGTACATAATGGGGGTGGTGGCGGAGGTGGCAAAGGTACGACCTTTTTCTATTATGCAGGTTTAGGTGGCAGTGCTGGTACAGGTGATGTTGCAGGCACAAATGGCGCCAATGGTTCCGCGGCTGATGGTGCTCTGAATGCAGCAGGCGTAGCGGGTGGCTTAGGTTTAGCAGGCACGGCTGGTAGTCAAACTAATGCAGGGGCAGGTGGAGCTGCAGGATACTACATAACCGGTAACACAAATGTAACTTGGACATCAACAGGAACACTGTTGGGCTCAACAACTTGATAAAAGGAAAATAAAATGGCAACACTTAATTTAAAAATAGTAGGAGTAGAAGGCGAAGCAGTATTTGTTAAATATGCTACAGAAAATAGTGCAAAAAATATTGATGAATACGAAGCAGTAACTTACTATCCTAAATCTATGGGATTTCGCACTGTAGAAGAATTCGTAGAAAGCATTAAACCAACACTATTAGCACAAGCACAGGTTCGCGATCGCACAGAAAGTGTTCCTGCAGAACTAGATTTGTCAGACTGGCATGGACATGCCAGTTCACATGTGATCGAAACAGGCGATACTGTGCAGACAGACAAGGAAGTAGTTTTATAATAAGTATATAATAAACGGATAGAATATGCCATACATAGTTACCACAACCAATGGTACTGCTCTAGCAACAGTACCCGATAATACAGTAAATACAACTACCACCAGTCTTACACTGGTTGGTAAGAACTATGCTGGTTATGGCAGTTTCTTAAATGAAAACTACGTTAAATTATTAGAAAACTTTAACAGTGCATCTGCACCTAGCAGTCCACTAGTCGGGCAACTATGGTGGGACAGTACCAATACACTAATAAAAGTATGGACAGGCGGTCAATGGAAACAATTACACAGCTCAGCTGCCAGTTCAACAGCCCCAACCAGTCCTATTATCGGTGATTTATGGTGGGATACTACTAATCTATTATTAAAACTATGGGGTGGAAGCTCTTGGATCACTATCGGCCCTGGGGGTGGTGGCGTTGGCGGATCTACTGTTGGAGCGATAGCTGATACGGTCATTGATACTACCAGTCAAAGTCACGTGATCATAAAACTTAATATAGGTAATACAATAGTTGCAATAGTAAGCAAAGACGGTGCTTTTACTCCATTGACAGCTATATCAGGTTTCTCAATAATCAATCCTGGAATTAATTTAATAGCATCGAGTGTATTATCTAATTCACAATTCACAGGAAATGCTAGTAATGCATTACTATTAAATAATTTAAGTTCAACGGCTTTTCTTCGCACAAATCTAAATCAATCCACTAGTGGAACATTAAGCATAGTTAATGATACCGGAATATCCATTGGAAATACATCAACACACACTATTAGCGTGTCTGGTGGGGCAATTACTTTTACAAATGCTACCACTAATAGTGATATGAATTTCTTTGTTAACAAAGCTGGTGTTTCTACTGGAGTGATAAGTTTTGCAGCGAATTCAGCAGCAATTTTACCTGGTGTAAACAATACTACAGAGATTGGATCTAATAGCCAAAAATTTGCCAATGTGTGGGCTACAACATTCCGTGGCACAGCGATTACAGCATCATATGCTGACTTGGCAGAACGTTTTGCTGCAGATGCGTTACTACAACCAGGAACAGTGGTGGCATTGGGTGGTATTAAAGAAATTACAACAGCCGCAGAAGAACTAACAGAAGACGTATTTGGAGTGATCAGCACAAGTGCAGGGTTTTTGATGAACGGAGATGCGGGTGCAGATAATACACATCCAGCCGTGGCAGTAAATGGTCGAGTACCAGTTCGTGTAGTAGGACAGGTTAAGAAAGGTGATCGCTTGGTATCAGCAGGATTAGGATTAGCGAGAGCAGCTAAAAGGACAGAAATCACAGCATTTAACGTCATTGGACGTAGCTTAGAAGATAAAACAACTATAGGCGAAGGATTAGTAGAAGCCATCGTCAGGATAAATAGTTAAAAGGAACGAAAGAAAATGGCGTATACAACAGGCGGAACTATACAAGCGTTAGATTATAATCTACTGACTTGGGGCGGTAATACACAAGCATACAATGGAACACCAGCCAATCTTGCTCGAATCTGGGGCGTAGGCAGTGGATATTTTGGGCTTGGCCAAGATGCTACTGCTATGACCACTGTCAGTGCTGGTGGAACAGTTACAGCCACACAATGGTCCACATTTTTACAAAGATTAAATTTGTGTTTAGCTCACCAAAGCGGCGCTAATGCACGACTAGCATCAGGTAGCAATATTGGTATCACATCGGGTGCCACTATTCAAGCATTTGCAAATGTGGTTACAGCAGTATCTCAGGTTGATGGCAATGCTAATGTGTGGGCAGCACAAGGTTCTACTACAACAGGCAGTAATTTTTATCATACTTTTACAGCATCTGATGGATCTGTTACAACTAGTACTACGGTTTCACGAACAATAACATTTTCATCAGGCGATGCAGCACGTTATTTTTTTAATGCAGGTGGAGAACTAAAATTTGTTATTTCTAATGTAACTAATGGAGGCGGTACTGCTCGTGGTACTGATTTTGTAAACATATTAGGTACTTGGTTAGTAGGAACAACAGTTAAAAAATTTACATCTACTAGAAACGGTGCTGGAGGTAATGTTACTGTAAATAACGCTAATTTAGGATATTATCGCCTTACTACATCAAATCAAGTACAAAATGAAGTATTCTCAAGCAGTGCTACTTATGAATATGCTGAAAAAAACCTTGCTAACATAGCAGTTAGAACTAACGGTGTACAAGGATCAAATGTTGACAATGGTAATGTGATAACATTTACCTTGCGTGTACAAGCTGGTGGATTCCCAAATTCAAATTTGAATGATAATGTAAGTGCGAATATCACTCACAGAATTGACACAGTTAATCCATTGACTACTTATCTAAATTCATCTGTCTGGGGTACACCAACTGTGGCATAATTTTGTCTTGCTCAAAAAAATAGATAACTATTTGTATGAGCGATTTAGAAAAGATTACCCAAGAAATACTTCTTGCTACAGACTACCAAGTTAACAAACGTATACTTCGTGAAAAGATTCAAACAGATCTACACGTGACCTATAATGGTGGTTTATTCAAGATAACTATAGAACTATTGGCGTTTCTACATACCTGGGATTCTGAAGAAATGTTCTTAGAAGATACCTACCAAAATCCAATCAAAATAAACAGAACTGAATTTCTATCACTGTGTAAACAGCATTACCAGATGATAATGAATATGTGGCACATCCAACATGACGAAATCAAGCGTGCTCGCAAAGTCTAAAGGTATTGTGTTGTTTGCCTTTAACACCGCTCAAATTGATTATGTAAAAATCGCTGAGCGTTCTGCAAGATTAATTACACATATCCTAAAATTACCAGTTACAATCATCACTGATCAGGACATAGACAATACCCTAATAAATTTTAAACCAGGACAAGGAACAGAATGGCGCAATGGTGATAGATGTCGTGCCTATGAATTAAGCCCTTATGATGAAACTCTTCTGTTAGACAGTGATTATCTAATGCTTGATCAAAATCTACTAAAACTATTTGAACAAGATTTTGATTACAGGATGATGACACATAACTATAGCCAGTCTGGAAGTTGGCCAAGCCGAATGGGTCCAATGGGATTACCTTATCAATGGGCTACTGCTATTTTATTTAGAAAAACAAGTAAGGCAGAAATGTTATTTGATCTTGCGGGAAGAATACAAAGAAACTATGGATATTATTTAAATTTGTATCATATTAAGTACAATAGTTTCAGAAATGATTATGCATTTACTATTGCTAATAATATACTAAATGGATATGTTCTAAATCAAGACCAAGGTATACCTTGGCCTATGTTGACATTTACAGAAATAGTCAAATCGATAACATTAAAAAATAATATGATTGTTATTAAGGAAAACACCAAAGCCTATGTAATTCCTAAACAAAACATACATGTCATGGATAAAGAATATCTATTAAGTGACAATTTTGCTAAGTTTGTGGATGATATATGCGAAAACTAGCACATCAATCACAACAAGGGTTTTTAACTATTGCACAGAACTCTACTGTAGACTACCTAAGGTTGGCCTACGTACAGGCAATGAGTATCAAATTGACTATGCCAGGCAGTGAATATGCAGTAATTGTTGATCAGAAGACTAATCAACAGATTACAGATAGCCATAAAAAAGTATTTGATTATATCATTGTCTTAGATGAAGATCATGCTGATCAGCAAGAGTGGAAACTAGCGAATGAATGGCAGACATTTTACCTATCTCCGTTCAAAGAAACAATTAAGTTAGAAAGCGATTTAATTTTTACCAGAAGCGTCAACCACTGGTGGAATTCACTTAGATTAAAAAATATTGTATTAAGTCAAGGATGCAGAGATTACCTACAAAATATCAGCCAGGGCCGAACATATAGACAATTATTCGATGACAATCTCTTACCAGACGTTTATAATGGTTTGATGTATTTCCGTTACAGCTCGGAAGCGGCGGATTTTTTTAACCTAGCTCGATTAATTTTTAAACACTGGAAACATATAAAAGACAATGTGTTAAAAAACTGTAGAGCTGATAATCCTACCACTGATGTGGTTTATGCAATAGCTGCCACAACTCTTGGCATAGAACACTGTACTATTCCAACCTTAGACTTTATAAACTTTACTCATATGAAACCTGCAATAAATCAATTTAGTGAAACTACCTCTTGGCAAGATTTAGTTGTTTGTGAAACAGATTTACCAATGATACGCATTAATAATATTAACCAATATCATCCTTTACATTATTACGATAAAAATTGGATCACTGACGATTTGATTAAGGAGTACGAAAAGTGCTTACACCCGCAGAATATGAATTCCTAAAGGCTTTCTCCGAACTTAAACCAATCATAGAAGAACCCATAGAGTATCGGATACACTATGATGATACTGGTCATATCACGATGTGTAGTATGCAAAACCACCCAGAAAATACTCAATATCTGGTAGTTACCAAGGAATTATATGATAACTATTCTCGATATTATGTTAATACTAAAAAGAAGTGTCTTGAAAAGGTTATATCAGATCTGGGAATTAGTGTGAGATTAAAAAAAAGTGACCACGGTTATGCTGTAGTAAAAAATCATGCTGGTCTTATTTTAGAAGACGGTGAATCATACGCAAACACAGAATATTATGATACAACTAATTGATATCGCAGATTTAGACATAATTTATCTTAGCTATGATGAACCTAAGAAAGAAGAATTCTGGATTAAAATCCAGAATATAGTCCCATGGGCAAAACGTGTAGACGGAATCAAAGGTAGTGATGCCGCACACAAAGCCGCGGCCGAAGCTAGCTCAACTGATCGCTTTGTGTTGATCGATGGTGATAACATACCCGATGCAGAATTTTTTAATCTACAGCTGAGATTAGATCAAGACAATAAAGATTGTGTGTTTCGTTGGAAGGCACGCAACCATATCAACGGATTGATGTATGGCAATGGTGGCTTAAGCTGCTGGACTAAAGAATTCGTCTATAGTATGCGTACACATGAGAACACTGACGGTAGTGAAGCCAATGATGTAGAGTTTTGTTTCTATCCCAACTATTGGGCCATGCATGACTGCTATTCAACTACATATCCTAACGCAACACCTTTCCAAGCGTGGCGCGCAGGATTCCGTGAGGGTGTGAAGATGTGTCTTAACCGTGGCAAGCGACCTGGCCTAATAGAGTTTGAAAAGAATGTGCATCAACGCAATTATGATCACTTATGCATATGGCAGACCGTGGGCGCAGATGCAGACAATGGTTTTTGGAGCATATATGGAGCACGCCTAGGCACTTGGTTGATCATGCTGCAGACCAATTGGGATTATCGTGATGTGCAGGACTTTGATAAGTTGGCAAGCCTATGGTTAGAATTTAAAGATGATACGCCAGATCACTGCACCAGTATTGGAGATCAATTGAGAAACAAACTAAACCTACCTATCATAGACATGGATCCTAAAGAAAGCAAATTTTTCAAACATCACTACAAGAGTATGTTTAAGAATAAAGGAATAATGGCTCGTGAGTAGGATAGATTTAACTAATTTTACTTACAATCAAACTCTTCCGTTGACCTCTGTGACTGGAAAATTTCCTTATACCTTTGTATCCAATGATTCTAAAAAATTAGTAGTAACGATCGGAGACAGCTGGACATGGGCAGCTGATTTAACTGCAACTGACGAGTTATCTGTCAGACTTGCTAAATCATTTGGTGGTATTGTTGCTAATGAACTTAGTGCTGATTTTTTAAATCTAGGACAATGCGGTACTTGTAATTTACATATTATTGAACGGATCAAAGAACTTTGCAAAATAATCCCAACGCTTGAATATCATTCTATAATCGTTATTATTACCTACACTGAGGTTGCTAGATCGATAAATGGCCCATATGATAAAACAGTTAACTATCAT